TTATAGATGAAGTTAAAAGAAATTAGGAAACATGCATAAAACACAATTACTCTGTACATTCACAGACATTGACGGGTTACAGACAGACTTACAGAAAATCCGGTCATCTTACATAATTATTTACAATTACATTTACGTTCTTCAAAACGCAGAACACGAGAATGAGTTGTTTGTTACATATAATATTGACGCAACAAATCGTCCAAGTAGTTTATTGGAGAATACGATACTTGTCCATCGGAAGAAACAGTCAAATACCTTATATACGATAAACGCATTAAATGAATTGATAAAAATTGAGACAGGTGGAATACTTGATAAGAGACATGAACTTCATTGGGAGTTATATCAAAACTCTATTATTTTGACTGCCACTCATGGAATCCGAAAAATTCCGACAGAGATATACGAAATCATAGATTTAAGTGACACCGTTCAGAGTTCATGATCCAATGGTTATTAGACCTTTTTAATAAGTGGTTTCACAAACCAAAACCAAAGTCGGACACCCCGATTGATACAGACAAAGAAGAATTGAGTATAACGAAAGACATATTACCATCCTATTGTTACGGTAGTAATACCATCACGAATGAAGGGGTAGTAATTCACTATTTTTCAGCGGTGAATGTTGATCCAAATAATCGTTTTGATGTAACTGCAAACCGACGATTGATGTTGGACTTAAACAGACCGTTCGAGGAACGAGAATGGTATAGGATGCCAGATTATAAACCACGTTTATGGGCATCATATCACTATATTATTCCACGAGAGGGGTCGCCAATACAACTCGTACCGACTGACAAACGAGCGTATCACGCAGGAAAATCGGAAATAAACGGTCGTGACAATCTAAATAATTGGACGATAGGAATATCAATGTTAGCAACTCACACATCAGGATTTACAGAATCACAATACGAATGGGGAGCACGTCTTTGCCACCGACATAAAATTCGACAAAATAAAGTATGGGGTCATGAACACGTTTCTCCAGGACGAAAAGTAGATCCAGGACCAGAGTTTGATTGGGATAAATTCAAACGATTAATACAATCACGATATACAGGAACCATATAATCATAAAGAATTATATGGAATGTTGAAATAATTTCTTGACATTCTTAAAATAAAATTGTATATTAAACTATGTTAAATGATGAACTGAAAAGTTCATTTTTTGATATTTATATATACGAAAATCGTTACACACATAAAACCTAAAATATAAACCGTAAAGGTTAAAACATAAACACGAAAGAGGAAACAAAGATGGGTATAGACTTATCACAGATCAAAAATAGGCTCAATAAACTACAAAACACTCAGAATAGAGCCTCTGAGCAATGGAAACCAACTCCAGGAAAACACCAAGTTCGTATTGTTCCTTACAAATATAATAAGGACAATCCTTTCATCGAACTTTACTTTCACTACAATGTAAACGGAAAGACATATCTATCACCACAGTCATTCGGTCGTCCTGACCCAATCGTGGAGTTTGCAGACAAGTTAAAGAGAATGGGAACAAAGGATGATTGGAAAGCCGCAAAACGAATGGAACCAAAATTGAGAACTTACGCACCCGTATTGATTCGTGGTGAAGAAGATCAAGGCGTTCGTTTTTGGGGATTCGGTAAAACTGTATATCAAGAAATTCTTGGATATATTGCCGACCCAGATTATGGAGATATCACAGATCCAAGATCGGGACGAGATATTGTAGTTGAATATACATCCGCTGAAGATGGTGGAACACAATTTCCAACAACAACAATTCGTGTGAAACCAAAAGAAACTTTATTGTCAGACGACAAAGATAAGTTTGAGGATTACTTGGAAAATCAAGTAGAAATCACCGACTTGTATTCAGAACTTACCTACGATGAGTTGAAAGACGTATTGAACGGTTGGTTGAATCCGGATGAAGCTCCAACTCGTGAGTCCATCGTTAAAGAAACATTATCCGATACCAAGTCGGACGACGACGATGACGATGATGACGACACACCTTTCAATCCAGACGATAATGGTTCGGACAGATTGGACGATCTTGTTGAAAACAACGAGAAGTCAAAACAATCCAAACCAAGTGGAACTAAAAAGGTTGATGACGTATCAGCAGCATTCGATGATTTATTCAACGATTAGAATTATATAAAAATACATAATGACAAGAAAAGAGGAAGATTTAGCTCAAGTATTAGCAGAATCCCTCAATAAAAGTAAGAAAGACCAAAAGGTCGCATTCTTTCTTGATGGTTCAGACGCACCGACAAATGTGGAAGGATGGATTTCAACAGGTTCCGACATGTTGGATTTATCTATATCAAACAGACCAAACGGTGGGATACCAGTAGGAAGAATTGCTGAAATCACTGGGTTGGAACAAACGGGTAAATCCCTTGTTTCAGCTCACATTTTAGCGGAAACTCAAAAACAGGGTGGAGTTGCGGTATTGATTGATACTGAAACATCTGTCTCACGAGAGTTTTATGACGCGATTGGTTTGGACATATCAAAGTTATTGTATGTGTCCGTTGATTCAGTAGAAGAAATATTTGAGTCAATAGAGATTATTATTGAGAAGGTTCGTAAAGCATCCAAGGATAAGATAGTAACGATTGTAGTTGATTCTGTTGCGGCAGCCTCAACAAAGTCGGAAATCAGTGGTGACTATGATAAAGATGGTTACGCTACTGATAAGGCTATCCTTATATCTAAGGCAATGAGAAAGATTACCAATATGATTGGTCGTCAAAAAATTACATTAGTATTCACGAATCAGTTACGACAGAAGATGAACGCGATGCCGTTCGCTGATCCTTGGACAACAAGTGGTGGAAAGGCGTTAGCATTCCACGCATCAGTAAGACTACGACTGAAACACAAAGGTAGAATCAAACAAAAGGTAAACGGACAAGACCGAATTATCGGTATCCAAGTCCGAGCTCAAGTTGTGAAAAACAGAATGGGGCCACCACTACGGTCTGCTGATTTTGACGTTTTCTTTGACAGTGGTATTGATAACTACGGTTCTTGGTTAAACGTTATGAAAGACGCTAAAATCGTGAAACAAGGTGGAGCGTGGTATACATATGTGTTTGAGGGGAACGATGATGAAGAAATCAAATTCCAATCAAAAGATTTTGTTGAGTTACTTGAGGGTAACGAAGCACTTCGTGATGAATTGTATCTCAAAATATGTGACGCATCCGTGTATAAATACAAGGGTGACTCACCCCGTGATCCAGAAGATATAGAAATTGATGAATCTGATGGAGATGATGATTAGTTATGAAAGAATTATATCGAAATATTCTCAATGACGTAATTCAGAATGAAACCCGACAGGAGAGAGGACGCAATGATCGCGTCCTACTCGTGGACGGTATGAATACATTCATTCGGTCTTGGACGGTTACACCAACAATGAACGACAATGGTGACCATGTTGGTGGTATAACTGGAACATTAAAGTCAATTGGATACGCAATCCGTGAAACAAATCCGACAAGATTAGTTGTTGTGTTTGATGGAAAGAATGGTTCCAAACGACGTAAGAAAAAGTTCGGAGACTATAAAAGTAGTAGGAAGAACACACGATTCAGAGTCAATCGTCAATATGATGATTTGATGAATGAAGAAGAAGAAAAGGAATCAATGAGACGACAACTCGTCGCACTTGTTGATATTATGGACTATTTACCAATTACAACAATGGTCTATGATGGGATAGAAGCTGATGATGTTATCGCGTATATCTCACGACAAATTTTGACAAACGGTGAACAATCGGTTATTATGTCAACTGATAAAGACTTCTTACAGTTAGTGAATGACACCACAATTGTATACTCGCCCACCAAAAAGAAATTATATAATACCAAAGAAATATACAATGAGTTTGGGATTTACCCAAAAAACTTATTATTATATCGGGCGTTAGAAGGTGATAAATCGGATGATATTCCAGGTATCAATGGAGTCGGAATTAAAACTTTATTGAAAAGATGGCCGGAAATGGGTGGCGAAGAAAAAGTCACATCCGAACAAATTATAGAACGAGCATCTACTACCTTAAATAAAAAAGGTAAACACAAGTATTCAGTTTACAAAAATGTAGATGAATCACAAGAACAGTTAAAAATGAATCTTGAATTGATGCAGTTAGAAGACCCAGATATTGGGACTGATAACCGACTAAAAATCATGGACAGATTTGATGAACCCGTTAGTCAATTAAACAGATTTAACTTTATGAAAATATGTTTACACTACAAGTTATTACAAAATTGGTCGAATGTGGACGATTGGTTACGAACGTCATTCGGGGGATTAAAACATGAATAAATTGGATACGTTAGCCAAGTATGGTAATTCGTTCCAATCCAAAGTTGTATCCGCATTATTAGTAGATGAAAAGTTATTAGACACCTTATATGAAATAGTTGAACCACAGTTCTTCGAATCCGAGTCCAATCAATGGATTATTGATGTGATTATGGATTACCATGACGAGTATAAAAAACCACCGTCAATGGATGTATTTAAGGTAGAACTTTCGAAGTTGGAAGATCCAACCCTGAAAAAGACAATAGTAGATCAGTTACGACATGTGTATACCCAAGTTGGGAACGTTGACTTGGATTATATTAAAAAGGAATTTGGAGACTTTTGTAGAAACCAAAATCTGAAACGGGTTATTATGGAATCCGTTGATCTATTGAAAGTTGGTGAGTATAACCAAATCCAACAGAAAGTAGAAGCTGCCATGAAAGTCGGTATAGAATCCGAACTTGGACACGACTACTTGGAAGATTTTGAGGAACGAACTAACATAGAAAAAAGAAGTACGGTTGGAACCGGTTTCTCATTATTTGATGATATTATGGATGGTGGTCTGGGTCCTGGAGAACTTGGGGTCGTAGTTGCACCATCTGGAGCTGGAAAGTCGTGGATGTTGAGTAAGTTAGGATCAAACGCGATCAAACAAGGTTATTCAGTCGTTCACTACACACTTGAATTAAATGAAAATTATGTTGGACTTCGGTATGACACCGTATTGACTAATATTCCATCAACGGAACTAAAAGAAAGAGAAGAAGAAGTATATAAGAAAGTCAAAGGAGTTCCAGGTCGTTTACTTATCAAGTATTTTCCACCAAAGGGAATTACATATAAAAAGATAGAACATCACTTGGAGAAAATGATAGCAGCGGGTAACAAACCTGACTTAATTATCATTGATTACGCTGACTTATTACTTTCACATACACAATCTGCGGACTCAACATACCGAGAACAAGGTGGAATTTATGTGGAACTTCGTGGTCTTTCAGGTGAGTACAAGATACCGATTTGGACAGCATCACAGGCATCACGTGGAGCTATAAACGAAGAAGTCATTGAGGCGGATAAGATTGCAGATTCATACGCAAAGGTAATGCACGCAGACTTCATTATGTCATTGTCAAGAATGTCAAACGACAAATTGAGTAATACGGCACGATTCCATATTATGAAAAACCGATTCGGAGTTGATGGTATAACTTTTCCTGCTAAAATGGATACGAATCGCGGACAGATTGATATATATGATGGGAATTCTGCCGATGGTATAATTACCCGAAAGGAATCCAGAAATGGTGAAAATTTGGAAAAACAAATGTTACATAAGAAATATCAAGAGTTGATGGGTGGTTCATCGGACAATAAAAGTTCGTTAGGATAATACTTATCTACTCAACAATCAAACAAACAAAAACAAAATAACATGAGTAAATCACAAGAACTATTCGAACAACTTTCAACACTTTGGGAAGATTTCAAAGAAAATCACGAAGCAACAACTAAAGTTGGAGCAAAACGTGCTCGTAAATCACTTGGTGAAATCAAGAAATTGGTTACAGAGTATAGAAAGTCTTCAGTAGAAGAAAACAAATAAATTAGATGGGGGTTTAATCGCCCCCATTTTTATATAAACAAGTTATGTGTGAAATTAAATTGTTACATGGTGACAACTACGAGTTATTGAAAGGCTTACCTGATAATTCAGTAGATTCAATTGTTACCGACCCACCTTACGGTCTTGGTGAAGAACCTGATGTGTCTAAAGTTATGAAAGACTGGATAGAACAAGGGTATCACGATGTAAAGGGTAAGGGTTTTATGGGAAAAGAATGGGACGCATTCGTTCCACAACCACGACTTTGGAAAGAGTGTTTAAGGGTTCTAAAACCTGGGGGACATCTACTTTCATTCGCGGGAACCAGAACATATGATTGGGTGGTAATGGGTCTACGGTTTGCAGGATTTGAGATACGAGATCAAATTATGTGGGTTTATGGTTCAGGATTCCCAAAGTCATTAAATATATCCAAACAAATTGACAAACAGGCAGGAAAACAAAGAGAAGTAGTTGGTAAACGAGAACATCCGACATTAAAGGATAAAAGTAAAATAAAAGAATCCGCATCAGCTTCACATGGTGAAAATGAATGGAACCGTGAATGGGATATCACAAAACCAGCATCAGATGACGCAAAACAATGGGAAGGTTGGGGGACTGGTCTGAAACCGGCACACGAACCAATTGTGATGGCCAGAAAACCGATATCGGAAAAAAGTATTACCGAGAATGTTTTGACTCACGGAACTGGTGGAATCAATATCGACGAGTCACGAATACCACACGACGAACCAGAGGTAAAGACCAATCGACAAAAAGATCAAGGTGGAACGTGGAACAAAGATACAACAGGGTTACGGTCAAATCCTGGAGATTCTGCGTCACCCGATCAAAGGGGTCGATTTCCTGCCAATTTCATACACGATGGGTCAGACGAAGTTGAAGAAACATTCCAACAATTTGGTGACGACAAAGGTGGTAAAGGGCCAGTCAAACAACAATACGACGGAACATCTCGTGGTATCTATGGAGATTATGGTGTAAAGGGTGACGATGGAAAATCATTCCGTGGTGATTCAGGAACCGCATCCAGATTCTTTTACTGTGCCAAAGCATCAAAATCAGATCGTGAAGAAGGACTTGAAGATTTCGATCCAAAGAAACAAGATGAGTCCAGAAAAGAAGGGAATCCAGGTGGT